AAAACAGTTATAGTAGGTTTCACAGCAGAAGGACTGAACAGCATCATTGCTACTCCAAACGGAGAACAGTATGCACATCTACTTCATGCCACTGCATTGCAAACTATTATAAATGGTGACACAATAGTTCGTTATGATTATGCAACATTTGTAGAGTGGGCAGTAGCAAGTTTATTAGGACTTATTATTATCTTAATGGCGATTAAAATGCCGTATTGGTTGATAGGTGCAGTATTAGTTGTAGTACCTGCGGGTGCTGTGTACGGTGCTTATACAGCATTTACTGGGCATTTACTACTATGGGATTGGAGTTGGCCTGTGTTTGTAAGTTCAATAGTAGGCTTCCATGCAGTGTTCAATAGATTTGTAAGTGAGTACTTACAAAAACAAGCAATTAAAAAACAGTTCGCAGGATATGCAAGTCCAACAGTAGTTAGACTATTACAAGAGAATCCAGCACTTATTAAAGAAGGTATGAAAAAAGAAGTTTCAATACTATTCTCAGACTTACGTGGCTTTACGCCTTTAGGCGAATCATTCGGTGATGATGTTAAAGGCCTAACAAAAATTATGAATGGCTATATGGATGCAATTACACAACCTATACTTGATAGCGATGGTATGGTTATTAAGTATATAGGTGACGCAAGTATGCACGTACATAATGCACCAATAGACGATCCAGAACATCCTAAGACAGCAGTAAGGACTGGATTAGATATGCTGAAAGCAGTGGAGAAATTCAATGACAAAATTACAGCAGAAGGAAGACCGCCAGTCGGAATGGGGGCTGGTATCAACACAGGCCTTGGATATCTTGGTGAAATGGGTTCTACAAAACGACACTCATATGACGTTCTTGGAGACTCTGTATCAACAGCCGCAAGAATTGAAAGCAAATGTAAAGAATACGGATGCTTGTTACTTGTCGGAGAAAACACATACGAACGAACAAAAGAAGACTTCTTCTACTTAAAAATAGATGACTTGGCTGTGAAGGGCAAAACAATTGGTATTAAAATATATACCGTGTTAGATCTATCTGGAACACAGCATGAGAAAAGCAAAGAAATGCACAATGAAATGCATGATGCTTACAAATCACAAGACTTTGATAAAGCAATATGGATATGTGAAAAATTACATAAACATTTCAACGGACAAATGTCTAAGTATTATGATATGTGGATAGAACGTTGTGAGTATATGAAGACTCAAGAACTTCCTAAAGATTGGAATGGCGTATTCATAGCCACTACAAAATAGTTATTTTTTAAGTTTCTTACTGATCGTTTTAGGCAACTTTTCAAAGTTTAATTTTTCGCCAGTTGCTTTTTCGTATTCGTCTTTGAATTCTAAGACAGTGTTAAGTTTCTGATTAAGTCTAATTAAATCGTTGTCTAACATACGCACACGATCAATCAAAGCGATAAGAGTTTTATTTGCTTCACCAATGACAGGTTTGATCTCTGTAGTTACCCACTTCCATACGTAGTAGACAAAATACCCAAGACCCATTGCCGCAACAATTGGAAAACCAAAATCTTTAATTGCTACGGCTAATTCTGCTGTCATGTTTTAATTACTCTCTTTTACCTCTCTTGGAACATTTACTAACCAACCACCTTCGTTGACAATAAATCTATCGCCAGGTTTATATAGGTAATGATCTTTATCACTTCCATCTTTACCTTTTCCCATTACTTCGCCGTCCCAATCGCCTTTAATTCTAAAATGTTTACCTACTTGTTCTACTGTGTAGTCTACCCAGATCATTTTTGACTTCCTTCTCTAATCTCTTCTTGCGTCCTCTTTACCTTCATTGGCCGCAATTCTATCAATGTTAGGTTTAACATTGAGTACGTAACTCATTAAGGCATCAATCTTAACAAGGTCGTTATTCATTGTCTGCACTCTATTATCAAGTCCAGTTATGATTCCTTTCAGCCCCAGTATACTTGAAGTCACTGTTGCTAAAATAAATTTAAGTGTAGTAAAAACAAAAAAGCCAGCCGCAAGTGCTCCTGCGATCGGAAATCCTACTTCCCCTACGAATGTTAAAAAATCCATTTTTTCCCTCTGATGAATCGCCCTAATTCATTATATAAGTATTTATAATAAATACGAGTATGGAAGCACTTTTCTTGCTTGTAATCAAACACTGTATTATCGATCTTATGTGGCAACCGCTATCATATCCAAAAGGTCGAAGCAAGTTCAATTACCTTGGATTGAACGCACATTTACAACATTACGTACCACACGGATTAGGGACTGTATTAGTACTATCCTTGTTTACAGACCCTTGTACGGCGCTCTTAGGCGGTTTAATAGACTATATTTTGCACTGGCATATAGACTTTGCAAAGACTCATACCAGAGCATATTTTGGTTGGACTAATAATGATAGGCAGTTTTGGATTCTAAATGCTTTTGATCAATTGCTACACTTTAGCACTTACTACTTAATTTTGGTATATTTGGTTTAGTAGTTACCACGTACTTTAGTAAGTACTTTCAGTAAACTACCTTTTTCAATATAGTTACGTACATAACCTGTATCGTCCATGTACATTCTAATTTGGAATAGTTTCTGTTTAGTTTTCTTTTTTTCTAACTTGTTGTAAATTACAAGAGTTGGTTTGCCAACACCTTTATCTCTTTTACTGTATTCTACTCTTGCACCTAAATCAATGTCTGCGTTTAGATATAATTTAGATAGTCTTTTGAAATCTAAAACATAGTAACCTTTGTCTGAAAAGTCTACAAGTCTTATTCTATCGTCACCTAATGTTCCAAAGAATTTAAGTCCTGTAATTAATTGTCTTAGTACCTCAGACTCTTTTTGTAAGTTTGCGCCTTTTAATTTTTTGTCAAGTGCATCGGCGGCATATGCGTATGCTTCTTTGTATGCAGATACAATATCATTCTTTTTGACAAACGTATCTTTGACTCCTGAAATATCTAATCCAAATTTATTATACATATCTTGCATTAAATCAAATCTTTCATCAAGACTTGCTGTTCCTTTTCCTCCGCCCTTTTGTCCAAACTGACCAACATCTCCAGTTTTAACACTAAGGTCAAAATGTTTTACAACTCTCTTACCTTTAGCATCTGTGTAAATCATTTGTACATCTGTTTTAGATCCTACTTCGTTGCTTACACCGTCACTGACAACTTCAACTTTATCTGATCTTCCGTTCTCAAGGAAAAACTTACTATATCTTCTTACGGCATCGTTCACATAAGCCGTTACTGCATTTACTCTTAGAGCCATATGTTTACGTAACTTATCAGGTTGCATAAAGTCTTGATATGCCCGTTCTTTTAAAGAAATGCTTAATTCAAATAAATCTGTAATTCTATTGTTTTTTAAATCTTGTGCTTTTTCACTTAATGTGCCTTGAACTTTGCCATGTTTCATTTTTCCGATAGTGGCATATACTTCTTCCGAAGTAATTTCTGCTCCTTTAGATAATCTTGCGTGAGTTGCGGCACCAAGTATTCCTTCTACAACTTCGCCTTTATTTTCAATTTTATCTACTTCACCTGTATCATCTACTTCTTGACCTTTAACTCCTGCCTTCATAGCAGGTGTTTTCCAAACGTGCATTACTTTAACATTAGTAACATCTTCACCATCAACTTTACCGTAGATAGGATCGTCTCTGTTTGTTACTTTTTGACCTTTGTTTGGAATTAAAACTTTATCTCCGGATTTGCCTATTCTAATAGGTTCAGGGGCTTTGTCTAACATCTGTTGTACAAACGGCACATACTTTACGTCATCCGTCTTAGACAATGCGGCCATTTCGGTGATTTTAAAGTCAGTATATCTCATAACAACAGTATTTATTAAAGTTTTGGGAAGAGCATATCAGTACAAAAACGTTCAACATCTGCTTCATTCAAGCCTAATGTTTTCATAACACGTGGTGTATGTGGGTTTTGTTGCTGATTATGGCAGTAATAGTTTTGTGCGCCAGCAGTAAGATCTGTGGTTGCACAACCTGTATATTCAGGTACACTTTCAAACCACACTTTTAAATTTTCAGTTGCTATATCTATGATAGTTTGTGCTTCTTCATCTGTGCGTACATTACCTGCCGCGATCATGCTTGGCGTAAAAATATTTGTTGCCCACTCAGGAAGTTCACGTTGTCTTGTTGGTACAAAGTCTTTTACTTTATCTTGATACCATTCTACAAGTGGGTGATCTTCACCTCCACTACTTGCACTAAAATCATGGAACGCACCAGTCATTTTGTTTTTGCCTGCAATAACATCAAAGCCATATATTGGTGCATCGTTTGTTAGCACAGGAAAACAACATACGTGCATCATCCAAAGACCTTTTGTTTCACGTGCATCAACAACATCTATATGGGCTCTACGTACATGGTCATTTGCCCATACTCTATTAATCCAACCATTCTCGGGTTGATTAAAATAATCAAGTCCAGGCTCTGCTATTTCTTTTGCATTCTCGTCAAAGATATTTAAAATTTCATCTTTGCAATCTATAAGTTTATCCCATATAGCCATATTACTTCTTTCCCATTAGGAGAGAACTTATAAGCAATTTAATTTCCTTAATTTGCTTTTCTATTCTATCCAGTTGTTGTTTAGTTGATTCTTCTTCTTGGATTTGGTCTTGTGCGTCTTTTTGAGCTCTGAACTCAGGAATTTGACTCAGTTTCATCCATCATCTCCTGGAACAGTTTTGTTGCAAACTCAAAACAAATTTTTGCTTCGTCTGCCATGTTATCATTTAACTTTTCTCTGATCGCAGTTTTTAATGCACTTGGATCTTCAAAGTCAAACATTTTGCCTGCCCCCGGAACTTTCTTACGGATCATTTGTCCTCCACTAAGGTCACCCATGTGCCTTGTGTAAACATGAGCCATAAGTTTTTCAGGATCGGTTGATATGCTCATAATATGATCAGCATATTCTCTACTGCTTGGAGTTGTCTTTGGTGGTTCCTTGTCTGGTGCACCTTCACCCCAAAGTTCTTGAAAGTCTTCTAATATTCTTGGTGCTCGTCTAATGTCAGGAAGTCCATTAAGAACGCCTTGAGCCATTGCACAAGTTTCAAGTATATTGTAATTAACATATTGATTATATAAGAATGTTGCGTAAAGTTTTGGATCAATAGATCCACTCATTAAAACTTTTACAAATTTTTGCCTTTCAGCATTTCTATGATGTTCGTACGTTAATTCTTTTAAACTCATTCTTTCTCAACTCTGATCTGCAAAGGAAATCCTGTTGCTCTTGCCATTGTTGTTGCTTCAATACTTTTTTGCTCTGCAAGTTCGTATGTATATACTCCAACAATCGCACTGCCCTCTGTATGAATTTGTAATGTTAAATTTTTTGCAGTATCTTGAGAATGTTTAAAAACACCAACAAGCACTTCAATTACAAAATCCATAGGAGTAACATCATCGTTTAGAAAGACTACTTTAAATTGATCTGGTGTAGTAACAATTTGTTCAATTTTTTCGTCAATTAAAACTTCTGTGTTCATCTTTTCTCCTACTGTATTTAGTGAAGTGTGTTTGCAGTCGACACAAAGCCGACTGCAAATCCATTGTTTATTTTACGTCGATAGTTCTTGCTTTTTTAGCCTCTGGAATAATTCTTTCCATGCTAATTTTAAGCAAACCATCTTTCAACTCAGCGCCATTTACTTGTACATCATCTGCAATAGTAAAAGATTTTGTAAAGTGTCTTTTGCTAATGCCTCTGTACTGAACGCCATCCTTTTCGTCCTGTTCATCTGTTTTGTGTACAGATTTTACAGTCACCACGCCATCTTCGTATTGCACGTCGATGTCTTTTTTACCGAAGCCTGCAAGTGCAAGTTCGATATCGTAAGTGTAATCACCTGTTCTTACAATATTGTAAGGTGGGTAATTTGTTGTTGGAACTGAAAAGAACTCGTCATTCATCATAGATTCGAATCTATCAAAAATAGGATCGAAACCTACTGTTACGGGTCTTAGTTGATTAAAAATTGATAGGGATTTGTTTGTCATTGTCTTGTCCTCCTTTATTAAGCAAGTTTATGTTGTAAGACCTATCAAGCATCTTACACATTTATTTATCTTCATAATACTAATATAAGCATTTTCTGAAGAAAAATCAAGTGTTTTGTTTACCATTTATGCGTAAACGGAATTAAATTGTTGACTAACCTGAATAAACGTAGCACATTTACTCAATTGTTTAAGACCTGGTGCACCAACATAAGTGCAAGTAGATCGTAGTCCGCCCAACAGATCTTGAACAGTATGATTTACGTTACCTCTATATGGTACTTCTACAGTTCTACCTTCACTTGAACGATAGTCCTTTAAACCACCAAAATGTTTTTCATTTGCAGTATCTGAACTCATACCATAAAATTGCACAAATTGACGTTTTTCATAGTGAGGCAAATAGTTTCCATTATCTAATAAAGTTGCTTCACCATTAGCAAAATGTTTAGTAATAATATCTCCTCCACCCTGATCGTGTCCTGCTAACATTCCGCCAAGCATTACAAAGTCAGCACCACCGGCAAATGCTTTAGCAACATCGCCAGGACAAGTACAACCGCCATCAGCGATAACGTGTCCACCAAGGCCATGTGCCGCGTCGGCGCATTCGATGACCGCGGATAATTGAGGATATCCAACACCAGTCTGTATGCGAGTAGTGCAAACACTACCAGGGCCAATGCCCACTTTAACAATATCTGCTCCATTTAATATTAACTCCTGTGTTTGGTCTCCAGTTACAACATTGCCTGCAATGATAATGATATCAGGAAATTCTGCTCTTAATTTTGCAATGTATTCTGCAAAAAACTTTGTATATCCGTTAGCAACATCTACACACAAATACTTTAAATCTGCATCACCTGTGTTATCATATACATCTTTAAACTTTTTATAGTCTGCTTCAGTAATACCAATGCTCATAGCAACACATTCAGAACGTAGTCCTGCAGGTACTTGAGGCTCTTCTTTGTAGTAATCTCTAAAGTATGCAATTAATTGTTCTGCACTATAAGTTTTCACAAGGCAAGTAAACATTGATTGTTCTGCAAGTGTGTCTGCCATTTCAAATGTACCAACACCGTCCATATTAGCCGCCATAATAGGAACGCCAATATAATCATCATGGTCTGGTAGTTTGCTTTTATAGTTTCTAAAATTAAAAGTTCTACGTACTGAAACATCTTTACGACTTCCCAGGGTTGAACGCTTTGGGCGTAGTAATACATTAGAGTAGTCAAGTTTAAGATCCGGTTCAATTCGCATCTGATATTGCTCCATAATTAAAACTAAGGCTTATTCTATCTTGGCTTGCCTTGTTTGTTTTTACTGCATGGGGTAGCCAACCCGGAAACACTAATACATCTCTTGTATCAGGATTGATAATTTTACGTGTACCAATTACACTATTGTATTCTGCATCAACAGGCACATAATAATCTGCATCATCATCTCTTACAAACTCTATACCGCCACTTTCTTTGTCTGGAACTTGCAAATACAAATTGCCTACTAACAATGCGTTTCTATGTTTGTGCAAATTATTATAACCACCATGTGGATTAATGTTAAGCCAATAATTAAGTAAACTTACTTGTGGTAAACCTAATTCTCTTGATATGTTTGTCATCATATCATCTAAAAACTGCTGGATCTTCAACCCTTTAGGGATCGGAAAAGCAAATTTCATTTGGTGTTCTTGATCAAAACTCTGCCAGCCATTACAATCGTTTAAAGGATTGTCTGCTTTTAATTCATAGGCAAGATTTATAAGCCACTCAATGTCAAAGTCTTGTGGAATCTTGTCATGCCATATGGGCGTAGTAAATAGATCTATTTGTTTCATTTAATACCGTTACTGCCAAATATGTTATCTGGTTTGCCTACACCGTAGTTAAAACTTAGACTGTATCGTTCTTTGTCTTTGCACATATTACTATTAACACTATGCTTCAACCAACTTGGAAAGAGCAATAACAAACCTTCTTTAGGTCCGTAGGATCCTTTTTGACTTGTAAAGTGATTGTATCTATCTAATGGAGGTAAAAAGTGTATCGCACTATCTTCTCTATGAAATTCTATATTACCCATTAGGTCTGGTTCATCAACACTTGTATAAAGTACACCACTAATTAAACTGCCTTGATGATCATGTAACAAGTTATGATCTTTGTATCCGTTAATGTTGAACCAAAGATTGTTCATGTGTAGTTGAGGAAGTCCTGCTTGTCTTGCCGCTTCTGCAACTGCACTGTCAAGTTGCTTTTGTAGTGCTAACATTTCTGGCGGTGAAGTTACTTCATTAAAAAACTGCCATTCAATACTTCTACTTTGCCAACCACCACTGTTGCTAATCTTAGCACCTTCTTCGTCTGCTTGGCGCATTTGATCTGCATATTGTTTCAACCACTTCGTTTGAAATGTTATTTCGTCTGTCGCCCAGATAATGCTGGGGAACCATAAATCTGCTTTAAGCATTAATATCCAAACTCTTCCTTACGGCGAGCCTCCTTTTTACGCCAACGTGCCTTTCCTGCGGCTTTGGCTCTTTTCTTTTTTTCACTTGGCTTTTCATAAAATTCTTTTTGTTTTAACGTTTGTAAAATGCCATCTTCGTTAATCTTGCGTTTGAACTTACGCAACGCACCATTAACATCATTGTTGCGGACTTCAACGCAAAGTCCTTTCTTCGTCCTTGCCGTCCATTCCTTTTTCAAAGTACTGTACTCCTTCTGCTACTTGAGAAATGTCATACACCTTATTCACGTTAAGTTTATTATAAGGCATATGGTCTGTAGTTGTCAAGTAAAAAGTTTTACTAAAACCTAACAACCAGCCAATTAGCCATTCAATTTTTTTCGAACGGTCTATATTGATAAAGATATTATCTACAGTTGGCACAACGTCCATGAGCCATAATGTAGGACAACTTGTATCTGTTTCTTCAAACAAATATAAGTTAATAGATTGATTTAGTCTTCCTGCTACTTTGTTGAAACTATCTTTGTCTACATCACTTGGATTGATTAGTAAGATACTCTTATTGTCATTATTCAAAGTATCAGGCGGTGTGATCAGCGTCATTTTAATTTGTTCTGTCATCTATATACTTATTTGCGTGTTTTAAGGACTTCTTTGAAAAGTGAACTATTGTTTTGTTCACCATTTTGTGTGTAAGGTTCTATTACTTCTGTGTAGTAGGATCTTGAGTTTTCAGCCTGATCTGCTTGTTGCTCACTTTCGTTATGTAACTTTTGGACTCTGCTTGTCTTTTTTTTTGATCTTCGAGTTCTGTATTATAAAAGATTCTGTTTGCAGTATCTGGGATATCCTTATCTTCTGGATTTTCTTCTGCTTCTTTGTTTGCGGCTTCAACCCAATTATTCCATTTGTCTAAGTCATCGCCTTCGCCCTTCATTGCTTCTTCTATTTCTTCTGCAACTGTGTCTACAGGCTCTTCATACTTTTTGTTAAATTCTTCGTAACCTTCTACTTCACGTGGATCATAACCATCTACTAAAGGCTTAGGTTCTTGCGTGTACATTTCAGCAAATTCTTCATTTTGTTCTTCTATTGCTCTTTGCTTTTGTTCTTCTTCGAATCCCTCCATTAGCATTTCATGAGTTGTTTTCTCTTTTTCAATCACAGGTGGAACGTTTTCAGCAATCTTTTTTGCTCGTAATTGCTCTTGCTCTTTACGTTCTTCTTCTACTAACTCTTCTGGGGATACGTCCTCGAACGTGTCTTCTGGTTCAGGATCTTTGTTTGACTTTCCCGGCTTAGAACCACCTCCGGGACCATTGAGACCTTTATCTTCACGTGACCAATTAAAAGTGTACTGTGATGCAATCAGCAATAACACAGCCAGTGGATCAAACACAAATATAATAATTATGATTACCCAACGAACTGCGGCCTCTAATAAATTCTGATCTGCATTTTCACCATACACAAATTCTGCAATGTATTTGATTGGACCTACTTCTGCTTCAAGTTGTCTGTAAGTTTTTTCATTGACAAGTCTTTCTTCTCTAACGTCATCAATTACATTTTGCTCTTTGTCTATAAATGCTTCAAGTTCAATAATACGTCCGTCTATGTCTTGTGTTTTATTGTTTGCTTGATTACGTAATTCTTGTATTCTGTCATTAATAGCAGTAATGTCATCTTTGTATTTTTCGTCAATTTTAGCAAGTGTTTCATTTAGTACACTATTAATATTTCTAATTTCTCTTTGTGCTGAACTGGCAACACTTAATTCATTTGCTTTAGCAACTTCAACTGCTTTATCATATTTTGCACCGCCACCTAAACTTCCTTCAAATCTATCTTTGGCCGCTTTAATATCTGCTTCTTTACGTTCAGCCGCCTGTGTAAGTCTATCATTTTGTAATTGAATCTGCTTGTCAGCATCTGTTCTTGCGGCATCTTTTTCTGCTTTAATTTGTGCATATAGTTCTTTTAATGCAACTTGTTCTTTTTCAATTAGACTATCTACTCTAACATCTTCGCCTTTCATTAGGCGATCCATTTCTTCTGTCCAACGATTAATTTTTGCTTCTGAACGTGCTTCTTTGTCGTTGAGTGTTTCTATAAGAGCAACTTGCTCTTCAGACATACTTGTTTGTTCGATGTGTGCTTTAGATAGGAAACCAAAGATACCCATTGATGTAATGAACATCAATACAAATACTGCGATGGAGAGATATGTTTTTAACCACCATTTGGCACGACTCCAATTTTTATGTAGCCATACAGCCGTTACAAGTTTTCCTACTTCTAAGGAAACACCCATAACAATGATTGGTACAACTGCCGCGGCGAAGATAGCCGCCAAACCAGCGACGGAATAGTATATTGCAACTGCCGAAATAGTTAAGGCAGTTAAAAAGGTTAATAAGCCAAAAAACATATTTTTTCCTAACATAATATTTATCGTGGCTAACTACCTCAGAAAAATACTACTTTATCTAATGAACGTCCATCCTTCCACTGCACTATTCTTACAGGCAGTTTCTTTGAAATTACGTGTTTTAGATTTGTAGTTTATCTGAGAAAATACAACTCTACAATAACCACTACCTTGTGGGTATGTCATTTGTATTGCTACTTTACCACTACTGTTATTATCATCACTGAACCATTCAATGACTTGACCTTCGTCAGTATTGTTTAACGCAAAGAATACAGCCTGTTCCTGTTTAATTTGATCTTCATAAGGTAATTTATGCATTTTCCATTGCATAAAATTTGTTACAACATTAATGTAACTCTTATTAGGTGAATACGAATTATTAGCACTACTACCTACACTATTGCTATTGACGTATGTAGTTTGTTGTGATGCACAGGCTCCTAAAAGACTAATGCATAAACTTAGGATTAACAATCTCCCAACCACCATGTCCTCCGTTTACGTTAAGTTTACGGCAAATAAAACCACGTTTGTATTTGCCTCCTGCAATGTAATAGTATTCGCGACAAGTGTCAGCGATACCACTCTTTGTTATCATGCTCATATCTACACGATCTGTACACGTAACAACTGTTTCACTGCTTACATCATTATCTTTATTGACAATGACTTGATCAGTATTACAATACTGTTGTTGATTGTTGACTACCTTTGGTGCAGAACTACAAGCACCTAACGTCAGAGCAAGTGTAAGTAACACAAGATACCTCATGTTACTGTACCTGTGCGTAACGTGTAATTAACGAATCAAATACTGACTTTTCCATCTTCACTCTCATAAAAGTATGATAAGTTCCATTCAATACGTATGTGTACCTTTCATCTTCTGTTTGAGTGTTGATTTTAATTTTGTTGATAATATGCTCGACAAATGTTCTTGTTGTCTTACCTGCATCTTTAATATCAACAGATGTAGATGCTTTTACTCTACTATCTACTCTTTCAGCAATGCCTTTATAAGCAAATGCTTTAGCCTGTGCAACTGCCGCCTGGTCTGACCAAGACACACCTTTACCACAAGCATACACGTAATCAGTACCAAACCAGAATAAGAAACCTCCTTCTGATCCAATCTGCTTACACTTTGCATACCACTTTGGTTCTGCATAAGTTTCTCTTTCGGCAACTGTAGTCATTGTACTACAAGCACCAAGCATAGCAATCAAACTAAAGATTGCTGTCGACTTTAGTACGCCTTTCATTATATAGCCTCCTTGTTTAGCCTATTCATTATGTTTATACTATACACAAGTCTGGAATAAAAGTCAAGCATTAATTTGCCAATTTCTTTTCTAAAATTGACTTTACTTTGGCAACTTTTATTTTGACAAGTTTTGTGTATTCTGGATTCGTGCTCCATTCTGATAATAAATCGATTTGCTTATCCAAATTAATTACACCAGTTTTGTGTTGATTGGCACGTTCATTTCTATAATCATCATATACATGATATTCATTAATGTTTCTAATCATATCTTTTACACTATCGCATTTGGTTCTATATTTCTTCACACCAAATTCAGCATCAGGTAGTTCTTGCGGTTTCATTTGGGGTTCTTTTGGATCCCAAGTTCTATAACCAAATAAGTTATTACCTTCTGTTGCGAATCTGCTTTGACCATAACCTGTTTCGAGTACAGCCATTGCTATAATAATTAATTTTGGAACACGTTTTTCATGTGGAATAGTCATATTCAAAAAGTCTACACAACGACCTACACCTGTAATGAATTCAAAGTTGTTAGTGTATTCAATGCTTGGTTGTTGAAAACCAAATGCTTTCCATTCTTTGTTAAAATGTGCTTTTGCGTCTGATACAATATTTGCTACTTTCCATTTGTTAGGGTGGAAACTACCCACGGCATAACTTACTGCTCCTACTCCAAGTATCACTCCTGTAAGTATTAGAGGCTTACGTATTCTATTCCAATAAGTTCTTAATGTTTTATTCATTAATAACTCGCATATATTACAAATAAGATACAAGCAATGAACCCTGCTATTAAAACATGATTACCAAGATTCAACCAACTTGTCCCTACTGTGTGTTTATTTTTTGGATCAATAAATTTATTTTTCATTAGTTCCTTCTCATTTGTGCATATTCAGTTGCGGCCTTTTGTCCAGTCTTATCATCTTCATCTGCAAACACAGGAACAAGATTGGACTTGTGCATCATAGCAATACCAACAAGTTTACGTTCACCAGTATAATGCATTGGCTCTTTCTTTGTTGCTGGAGCGAAACTGCTCTTGGAAACTGCACTTGGAATCTTATCTGTATTCCTCTTGAACTCATTACCTGACTGATGCCAAGGAGTGCTTACTACAGTTTCTGGAGTCTTGCGTTTATATCTTCCGTGAATGTAATCGATATAATCATCGAGTGTCATTTGCATATGATGACAATTAATCTTACGCATTTGTTTGTTATGCTTTCGCATCTCAACTGTCCACTTCTCAATTTGATTCTTAGTGAACTTTGTTTTCTTTTTAGGCTTTTTAGTATTAAGAGTAGTCAAGCCCCTGGCCAAATGCATAGTCATAATAGTACCTTTTCTAAGTTAATAATTATAACTTTAACACAAAATGTCTACGATGTCAACGGTTAATGAAGAAGAATTGGTTAAGTGAAAACCTTCCATTTCCTTGGACTTTTTGCACTTGATGTAGTTCAAAACTTGGAAATAGGATTACAGTATTGTTTTCCATATAAGGACTATAGTCATATTCTGGAAAAAATAGTTTGCCACCTGAGAATGTTTTAGGGTCTTCCCAAAATGTAGATACTGCACTTATTACTGCATGGTCGGCATGATCTTTATATTCACTGCCATCTGGGTAATAATTTGCCTGTGTAAGATCTTCATTACACATATCCAAGTATTTCATAAACTTGTTATCTGCAAACTTATCTGTAATGTCAAAGATTTGTCTATTGTATTGTAGAATGTTACTTTTTGATCTATCGTCTTTGTAATGCCAGTCTAATTGTAAACCTAACATACCATCAGAACGTGGATCACCTGTTGCTTTTTTGTCTGTCATCACAGGCACTAACGATTGCAACTCTTGTAATATAAGACTTGACTCACGTGGTGAATAGTAATCGTAGATAATAGTATGCGGGAAAGGCGCATTTAGATTATGTATTCTCATTCCAAAATCCTCAACTTTATTTTATTCATCTCTATAGTATATACTAAAGAGTGTACAATGTCAACCTATAGTTTGGCAGGCGAGCAAGGAATCGAACCTCAGTCTGTGGTTTTGGAGACCATCGTGTTGCCACTACACCACTCACCCATTAACTATTTTGTAAAGTCTAAACTATATGTTCTACCATTGTAAGTAAATTGAACTGTAGAATGAGAATAAACCTTTTGTTGACTTTCGTTGAATCTTGTTTCAATTGTACAGAATCTTGCCATTCGTGTTGTTTGGTCTCTATTTTGATTTGCTAAGATGCCTCCAAGCAATGCTCCAACGGCTCCACCATTTTCAACATTCTTGGTTACATTGTTACCAATGACTCCGCCAATGATAGCACCAGTCAACATATCAACTCCACCATTATCTTCTGGTACAGCCTTGTCAGTGCATACCTCAACTTCATATGGTGTCTTTTGAACCACTGTTCTATAGTGATCTTTTACTACGGCTACTTCTGCTTGAGCATTTGAAGTAACTGCCATAAGAATGGCTCCTGCCAAAATTACTGTTCTCATTTGATTTTACCTTCTCTGCCAACGGCGTTGTGAGTGCAACTATTCTGTTGCCAGGTTAGTTGCCAACCCCGTCAGCCTAAATTAGGCCGCAAGTGCAAAGTTTTCGTTTGCGTTTGTAGTTTTGCTTGATTTACGGTCATCGCCTACCGGCAACTCCACAGATTCTATTAACTACCAGTCGATCCTATATCAGGCCCAGCATAAACACACCAGTAATGTTTCACGAAATATTCTTTCCATCTTGCGCCGTAGACTTTGATATAAGCATTTCTTAATTTATCAAATTCTTGCTTGGACATAATGCCTCGTGTGTTTATGGTGGACCTGCCCGGTACTGCCCCGGGGTCCTGTATAGCGTTTGAATTGCTTCAACGTTACAATACTATTTAAGCATCTTTAGGCTGTAAAGTCAACCTCTTTTTTAACTTTTTGCTTTTGTTTTGGTTGCCTAATTGGTTCTAACCAACTATCAGCAATGTAGGCTTGTGGACTTGGGCCAAGGCTTGTCTTGATATCGTCTGCTTCTATCCACCAGTAGTGATCTGTAATGACACATTGGCAAGGCATTCCTCTAAATTGGAATTGTTCATTAGCATTAAACTTACCTATATACTCTTTAACCTTTACAATACGTCCAATGTTCTCGGGACGAATAGAAAAGACTATATGAGCAAGGTCACCTTGTTCACATTTCATATTATTACTTATTGGGAGTGTTATGCTTTTTTAATGTTTCCGGCTACTAACTTACCTCTGAACTCAAGTTCGTCATAAGTCAAAGCCATACCTTCAACAATAGTGTCTTCAGCAATTCCTGCTTTTTTAAATTCTGTTATGTGTACAAATATATCCTTTGTTGCGCCTTCAGGAGTTATAAACCCGAAGCCTTTAACAGGATTGTACCATTTAAGTTTACCGTTTGTCATTATTAGTGTTACGTACCCTCTATCTACATCTATTTAGTTGTTTTTAGGATAAAGAATGAAAAAATAGCACAGTTTTACACTGTGCTATTCTGTCTATTATATTATAAAGAGTTTTTCTTCTCTTGGATTTCAGCTCTACGAGACTTCGCAAGTTTAGCCATATTTCCTAAAGCCTTTCTTGCTCTTGCCGCGGCCGCTTTAACATTTTTTGTATCAAATGATTCTGCTTCCTTCAAATAGTTCTCGTATTCAGCCATGATTTGTTCATGAATTGTTGACATATCTTTCTCCTGTAATGTGTTTATAAACAGTGCTCCAGAACTTGCAAACTGGGATGCCATCAGCATAATCGTTCTTATTATACTCATGTTGGATAATAATTGAGTTTAGGCCCATGTTCTTGCCTACTATAGCGTTCTCAACTTTATCCTCAACCCACCAGGCCCCTGAGTCTCTGTACTGTTCAAGTGCTTCATTTTTATCTGCACCTGTTGGTAAAAAGACAATATCTGAGATAGTACCTTCGCCAAACACATCATTAAGATTTAACTTTCTAAGTGCTTGTGCAGGTCTGTCTTTATGCAAAGAAGTAATTGCTTTGAACTCATAGCCTTGTTCTTTTAAAGCCTTTACTACTTCTACACTATCTCTCAATGGTTCTAAGAAAGCAATCCAAGCAGAACGATTAAAGTATTCAACCATAAATCGTCCTTTCTCTTCAGTAATTTCTTGTCCATCTAATCCGGACATCCATTTCCAAACATGGTATTGAGTGTCGTCCTTCTCAATAATACCTTCGATAGCCATAAACTGTTTGAAACTATTCGCCCAGTCTAATACGGTTCCGTCAATATCGATTAAAATTAATTTGTTGCTCATACTGTTTTAATCCCTGTTGTTACTTCAATGTATTGTTTTGCCATATCCTCTTGTGTTTTAGTCATACAAGTGATACTGGACTTAGGAAGAACAATATTTGATAAAGGATCACCAGTCATCATAAACTGTCCTAATACTAAACCTTTAGGCCCTTGCATTAGTGTTAATGGTTTATGTATCAGATAAGAGTTGTCTTTGATATCATCTATCCTTGCAACAACTTCTTCACCTGAAATCAATTTAAAGGAAACTGTGTCTCCTTTTTTGTACGGTGTTTCAATTAGCATTTATTGTTTTGGTCCTTCCATTCCGGTTTCTTCTACATACTTGGCTAATTCTTGATAGCCTCCTATATACTTACCGTTCAGGATGATTTGCGGTACCGATCTTGGCTGTGGTAAGCCATTTGCTTCAAATTCTTCTGTCAATTGTTGTACTGTGATATCAGTTCCAACTTGAATTGCTTCATACTCAATATTCAAATTCTTCAATAAATGTTTTGCTTTGTCACAATATGGACACATTGGTTTTGAGTAAACTACTGTTCTCATAATTTAAATCCTTTAAATGTATCTTTCTCTACATCTTGTTTGACACCACCAATAATATATGACTCAACTTCAGTCTCTTGGGGAGCAACTTGCAATCCTGCAGATGACAACCAGTGTTGTGTCCACGGTAGTGGGTTTGTGTTTAATGGACGATCATATAACGTCTTTAATCCAAGTGCTTTCAATCTTTTGTTAGCAATGAATTCTACATAGGCGTGAAGTAGATTTTCGTTAAGACCAATAATTGATCCATCTTTAAATAGATAGTCTGCCCAACGTTTTTCTTCATCTACACAGTTACGCCACATTTCATAAACTTCTTCTTCACACTCTTTTGCAATCTTTACAAAGTCTTTGTCATCATCACCTTTGGCCCAATGCTTTAGAATGTGTGTTGACAAATTTAAGTGTGTTGCTTCATCACGAGCAATAAGTGAAATAATCTTTGCTGAACCTTCCATAAGTTTAAGTTCACCAAATGCAAATGTACAAGCAAATGAAACATAAAAACGTAAACCTTCAAGTATGTTTACAGTCATCATTGCTTTGTATAATTGTTTTTTTACTTCATATAGTGTGTGCTTACCTTGATTGAAGTGTTCAGTAGCAAGATTATAAAACTTATCATACTCTTTTGTAACACTTTCAGCACGTTCAATAATTTTTTCATCATCTAAGATAGTATCAAATACTTCTGCTGGATCTGGATACACGTTTTTAACAATGTGTGTATAAGAACGTGAGTGGATTGTTTCAAAGAAGTCCCATGCAACAATACAACTTTCTAATTCAGGCAGTGAACAGTAAGGTAAGAAAGCAAGACATGGTCCTCTTCCTTGTACACTATCTAATAGTGTTTGATATTTTAAGTTTGATGTAAAGATATGTTTTTGTTCTGGACGAAACTCTGCATAGTCACCTCTATCCTTTTGAAGACTTACTTCTTCTGGTCTCCAAAAATATCCTAACATTGTTTGGTTAAGTTTATCATACTCTGGAAATTTGAATGTATCATATCTCTGAGTATTTTGGTCCTCACCAAAAAACATCATTTGCTTTGTAAAGTCTACTTTATTCTTATTAAAAACCGTCTTTGACATTTGTACTGTTCCTCACTATCTTACTACTATAATATACTATGTTTATTGACTTGTCAAGTCTTAAATTGCACAACTATCACAAAATTCGTCCTCAGTTTGCTCAGTTGTCTTTTCTTGGACAAGTGGAGTACTTATCTCTTCTTTCGGTTCTTCTACCTCATCAGCCCCTTTAAAGTCATAAGTGTTCTGATAGTAAGACGTTTTCCACCCGTATTTGTAAGTGTTAAGTAAATCTTTAAACATAACACTCATTGGTACTTCGTTATCCTCGTATTGTAGAGGATTATATGACCAGTTTCCGCTTATTCCCTGGTCAAAGAATTTTTGCATAACTGCTACTACATTTATGTAACCCTCATTACCTGGCATATCCCAAAGTAATGTATAGTTATTTTTTAATGTTTGATACTGCGGAACAATCTGCTTAAGAGGCCCTTTTTTGGACTTCTTAACGGACAAGAAACCTCTTGGTGGTTCGATTCCGTTTGTGGCGTTCGACACAATGGAACTGCTCTCCGAAGGCATCTGTGCGGACAATGTTGAGTGCCGTAGACCGTATTCCCCAATAGACTTGCGTAAACTATCCCAATCATATTTTAACTTAATGTTACATACTTCATCAAGATCTTTTTTGTATGTGTCAATTGGTAATATACCATCTGCATACTTGGTTCTTTCAAAGTAATCACATTTTCCTCTTTCTTTAGCAAGATTATTTGAAGCAGTTAACAAGTAATATTGAAATGCTTCTGTCAACTCATGCACCTTAGTCAGTGCCTTTTTGTCATTGTATTTAACTCCATGACGAGCCAAGTAATGTGCTAACCCAATGTAACCAACACCAAGCGAACGTCTTGCTTTTGTAGAAACCTCTGCCGCTTTGACTGGATACTTTTGATATTCAATAATTTCATCTAATGCTCTTACTGCCAAGTCACATAGTTCTTCTAAGTCATCAAGTTCTTTTAGTACACCAACATTGATAGCACTTAATATACATAATGCAATTTCACCTTCTGCATCATCAATATGTTGTAATGGCTTTGTAGGCAATGTAATTTCTTGACACAGGTTACTCATGTAAACTGTATCTTTAAATGAACTGTGTGTATTTGCATGATCAACATTCATCAAATACATACGTCCTGTTTCAGCACGTTCTTTCAGCAATGATGAAAAAAGATCCATTGCTTTGATTGTGCGTTTTCTTATAGTAGTATCTTTTTCATACTTCTTATAAAGTTTTTCAAACTTATCTTGGTCAGCAAAAAAGGCATCATATAATTCTGGCACATCATGTGGCGAGAAAAGAGTTATGTCTTGATCCTGCAATAACCTTTCATACATTAATTTATTAAGTTGAATTGAATAATCTAATTTACGTACACGATTGTCTTCAGTACCTTTGTTATTTTTTAAAACAAGAACGTCTTCAATCTCATAGTGCCAAAGTGGGAAATGGACAGTAGCACTACCACCACGTACACCATTTTGTGTACAACATCTCACAGTACTTTCAAACTTTTTAAGGAAAGGAATGATTCCTGTGTGTGCTACTTCTCCTCCTCTGATCTTCGAATTAATCGCTCTGATTCTACCAGAGTTAATTCCGATACCTGCCCTCTGGGCAGTATAACGTCCAATAGCCATATCACTACTAAAAATGGAATTAAGAGTATCATCACTATCAACCAGAACGCAAGAAGCAAACTGACGGATAGGAGTTCTAACCCCAGCCATGACTGGCGTTGGGATATTGATTTTAAAAAGGGAGGTCGCATCGTAATATCTCCTTACGTAATACATTCTATCTTGTTTAGGATAGTTTGCAAATAATGTTGCCGCAATCATCATATACATATGTTGCGGAGTTTCAAACAACTGTCCTGTAGAACGATCCTGACACAAATACTTGTCAACAATCTGTCTCAGTCCTGCGTAAGTAAAGTTTTCATCACGGTTGCGTTTAATATATTTGTCAAGTGTAGCAAGTTCTTCTTCACTATACTTGTCAAGAATTTCAGCATCATAAACACCACGTTCAATATTAAGTTTAATCATGTCATGTAACGTTTTGTTTTCGAAGCCACCATAAACATCTTTATATGTTGCGTACAATAAAAGTCTTGCCGCTACATACTGATAGTTTGGATTTTCTAAACTAATTAAGTCGTTTGCAGACTTAACCATAATGTCTTGTATTTCTCTTGAAGTCATGCCATCATAAAACTGTATGTGTGAACTCATTTCAACTTGCGACGAACTAACGCCTGGTAAATTTTCACAGGCAAATTCTACTACTTTATGGATTTTATTGACGTCTAAAGGTTCGCTTGTACCGTCCCTTTTTACAATGTTGATGTTTGTTCCGTTTGACATTCTGACTTCCTTCTAATATGTTGTTACACAAAAAATATTTAGTTTAGCACAGGCATCTGATGTATCTTTTGTGACACCCAGTTGCTTGGTACCTCACTGCGACTATAAACACGGACAGCATATGGTTGTAAAATTTTATCATCTACAGCCAAAAGCATAAAGGTTTCTTTACTTTTGTTATCCGTACTAATATGTATCTCAAATCCACTCTTACTAAACCGTTCAGTTAATTGTAAAGTATAGCATAATCCTAATAAAATGCAAGTCTCAGTATAGCCATTTTCTTTAATAAGTTCCCAAGGACCTAACCATGTCTTAGGATTCCACTTATCCACAGCCTTAGAGTTCCTTACAGGTGCTTTGGTGTACACTTGCATTGCTTCTATAAATGGATTGTCAGAATATTCAAGGCGCTCTCTGATCTGTCGCCATGCCCTTAATCTATCTTCATATACTTCTGAAAACATTTATGCTTCGTTAATTTTTAATTGATACTCTGTATGTTAATTTAGCATTCTCACTTGATACTGTGTTCTTCATTCTGATACCAACTGTGTCATTGACTGTGTCAGTATTAATATCAAATAATTGTGCTTTAAGTTCCATTGTTGTTGAGAAACTGCTTTCGCCGTTGTAATCATATGTATCACTGTATGTTACTGTATTAGTATCCTTGTTAATGATACATTCAAATCTACCTTGACGCATTGCATTTACTTGATTACTTTTAAATTGATAATCAATTATATAAGTTCTTGTAAAGTCTCCAGGTAAATGGAATATTGTTGTGAATGCATTTTGCTGACCTAATGAAATGCTATTACTAAAACTGTAGTCGGAATGAATAGGTCCTTCAATTTCTGAAATGTAAGGCGTAGTATTTGTAAAAGCAGTATCCAATGATAGTTCTCTTGTTCTTTGGAACCAATCACCTGTGCTTATATTGTTGTCTTGTGTGCTTTTAATAATAGTATATGCAACTGCAACACTGGTACCACCATTGTTACCTACACCACTAAACTTGTTACATGAACTTTTGTTAAACTGTCCTGTTTGAAATATAATTGCATTTCTATCTATGTCTTCAAAAGTAGAACTTTCAAATACATTTTTTTGTGGACCTGTCTGTTGTCCTTGTGATCCTATTACAGTGTTTTCACCAAACCATACTCCATAGCCAAGTAAACTAAATCTACAATTATTAAAGACATTGTTTATAATGTCATCGTCTGCTTTGACACCATGTCCGAAACCTGTAATAGTTACATCTCTAAATGTATTATTAAAACAGCCAACCACTGAACTTAAATTATTCATGTTCACAGCAATACTATTTGCAGTTATACCTGTGCCTGAAGTCCAGCCACCTTTGATTATTAAATCTTTAAACAAACTATCTTTACAACTAACAAGATTCAATCCATTAAAACCTGTGCCTGTGTGTTCAAGTGTTAAACCTTGCAATGTAATATTCTGTGCTTGGTTCAATGATGTGCTTGATGAGTCATCTGCTGGATTACCAGGAGTACTAATACTATTCACTGTAGTAAAGATAGGAAAGTCTCCTGTTTGTCTAATAATAGTTTTGCCTTTACCTGCACCAATTAAAGATACATATGGTGGCAAATAAATTTGTTGATTAATAACATATGTACCTGCTTCAAGAATAAGTTTAACTCTACTTAAAGTTGTACCTTTAGTTGATGTGTTAATATAAAGTTGATCAATTGCTCTTTGTAAAACTATTGTGTGATCTGATCCATCACCTGTTCCACCAAAAGAACGAATACTTACAGTATCATCAAGTCTATCTTGTAATGTTCTTTTGATAGGTCCACTTACACTTGCACCTGTTTGAACTGTAGTTCCTGATTCGTATGTGTATTGATCTGCAAGTGTGAATAAGTTATCATTTTCTGTAAGAATCTTTGTGTTACCTACAGCAGGAGCACCTTCTGATACAGCACCATTACCTATGAATAGTTCTTGTGCATCAACTGCCCAGCCAAATTCTCCACCTGCAAGTTGCGGAATACCCGATCCTTGGTTTTTCTGTCCTCTACGAACTTGAATACGTGAAATTTGTACTACAGCCACTTAATTACTCCTAATTTGTTAATAGTATTTATGCGAACTTATCGTAATACAAGTAGACTCTATCCCACCATTTAGATTCCCAATGCTTAAATTCTTCTGGTGTAAGGTCAAATTGTTGGTATTGTAAGTCTCTGCTACACATAAAAACATGGCCTTCTTTAATGTCTGTGCCGAACACTTCATTATGTGCTAATGCATAAGCAACCAACTGTAGGTAGTAATCTTCTACCCATTCTTTCTTCTTAGGTTTGTTAGTTTGTTTAAAGTCCATAATTGCAGGCTGTCCTTTATACTGCCCTACAAGGTCAGTAGTTCCTGCGTAAATTTTAGGGTGAAATAAGTTTACTTCACTACCCCATATTTCATCTACATCTTTTAGTGCATTTTCTTTTACTTGCGTGGCCATTAGATGTGCCTGTTTAGCATATGGATTGCCACCAGGTGTAGGCCATTGCCCAAACTCTACATAATCTTCAAGATACTTGTGCATACGTGTTCCAACACTTGCGGCCTCTGTAACTATTTCCTGTGCCTTTTGTTCTCCAACACGTTTCTTCCAAGCAATAAGATGAGTCTTATCTTTTGTTTTATCAAGGATAGTTGTTACACTTGCGACAGCATTGCCGTCAGGACAAGCATACAATCTTTTACCGTCTACATTTTTACGTTTAATTTCTTCGTACTGATATCGTTCTGTTATTAATGACAAAATTATTTCCTTTTATATTCTATATCGTAAACGACAGTGCGTCGAATACTATCCGTAGGATATACACCATGCCACACTCTCCCATCAAGACAAACTACTCCGCCTGCCATACTTGGAAAGTGTTGTGGGTGCTGATATCCATCTGCTTCTGGCATTAATGAAAATAGCATACCGTTAAATTTATTTTTTGTATTATGATATACAGGTACATCATCTAAATGTATAACAGCACTAAAAGTATTTTTATTCATATCGCCTTGATGTACATGAAGTCCTTGGTATCCACCTTTTTGGTAATAGATAATCCAGGACTCAATACATTTGAATTCGGTAATATTTTTAAATGCAAGTTGTTGTTCAAGCCATTCAAAAAAACGTTCTTGAATTTTTTGGTAGTCTTGATTGTCTTTTGGTATGTAGATTTGTTCGCCATCTACCGTGGTAGTGCCGGTGCTTTCATCATCCGCAATAATCTTATCAAACAATACTTCAAATTCTTTATATTGAGGATAGTGATTATGCCACGTCCATTGATTAACAACTTCTTTATAATTTTCCATTTCAGACCTTTAATGTAACGTACATTATATAGTACTTACGTTATAAAGTCAAGTATTTTTTTAAGAGTGGTTTATTGCATTGCTGTTGCAGTTGCTGACTGTGCCATTTGGTCAACAGTATCATCTGCAGATGCATCTGGTTGTGCAGGTTGTTCGCCGCCCTTCATGGTAACACCTTCAGGATCAAAACTTGCTACAAGTTCTTTAATTTTTGGATCTTGATCGTATGCGGCTTTGAATGTATCTTGGGAATACTGTTCAGCACCCATGTTGTCCATGTAGCGATTAAGTTGTTCCCAAGTAATTTTTTCTACTTTGTTTTTTACGAGTAAATTTAAGATCTTCGTCAGATTGGGCGAGGCAGACTCAATTACTTTTTTTTTGAGTCACCTAATATTGTGCCTAAGCGTCTTGAGCGTTCAATTGACTCACGTTTTTCTCTGCCGGCTTCTTCTTCGCCGCCAGTTGCAGGAGCCGCCGCACCAAACTCATCTTCGCCTTCTACAGGGGCTTCTGCCTCTGCGTCTGCGTCAACTGTTGGTTCCATTTCTGGCTCTTCTGCTGGAGCCTCGTCACCCATTGTTTCAGGTGCACCTTCGCCTGTAAGAACGGCTACGCCGCCTGTTAGTGCGTCACGTGTTGTTTCAAGTGTTGTGAATAAACTTTCGAGTGCTGGTTTAACTGCACCGATAAATGCTTCTGATTGTTCTGAGCCCATTTCGTCTCTAATCTTATCGCCTATTTCAAGCATTGATTCAGTTTGCATTTCTGCTGTGTCTTCCATCCAGCCTGTAACTCTGTCGACCATATCTTTTGCCGCCATAACAAGTGTTGCTTCTTCTTCAGCACCTTCTTTGATTGAAGTTGCTTCATCTACATCACTTTCAATGATTGCTGATCTTTCGTCAATTGCCTTATTAATAACTTTTAGGAACATATTAGTTTTTTGATAAGCGTCATTATTAACAGCATCAAATGACTCGTTAGTTTCAATATCTGCAATTTTTGTTCTTAATTTGTTACGAGCATCTTGTAATTGCTCTGTGCTGAATGCATCAATGTTAATGCTTTCGCCGAAACGTTTTTCAAGGCTTTCATTTAAACCCTTGGCTGTAATTGGTTTTGTAAATTGACTAACTTTCATAATCTCTGTTCCTTTAACTATATTTATTTATCAAATAAGTAGTCTTCGATCTCCGCTTTGATCCGCCAACATTCGTCCATAGCAATATCAAATCTCATTCTCGCCATCTCTCTACGCATACGATCATCGCTGTTTTCTACCGTATGCTTATGAAATATAGCATCGTTGTAATACTTACTCAGTTTATTATCTAAGTATCTAATGTTATTTATCGCATGATGTTGATTACGGGCGGTGCAATGAGCAATGGCTAATGCTGTTGCTTTGCTGTGTGTATAGCCTATATGCGACTTATCAGTAAGATCAAACACATGATATCCATGTTTATTCTTGCGAACTACTGTATTTTTGATTCTAATGCTGTTACCCTTAACCACAGGGATAGGATTCTGCCCTAATTCAGCATCTAATATTTCTTCGAGTATTTTTACAAGTTCAGGGTTGGAATTCTTCATTTGCCATTACCAAAACATTTCCATTATTCACTACTTTACTTACAACAGCCTTACGTATAAGGTTCTCAATTACGAATTGTTCCCTATCTGTAAAACTATGCATAGGATAAACCTTAGTCCCCATTCCGTCAAGGACTTTTGCTTCTTCATTTGTTAGTGCTATTGTAAATTTGGATATAAGTTCGTTAAGTTTCATTTACATACCTGTCGCTAATTGCTTAATGATCGGTTCTAAATCTTTCTTATTGTGAACTGTTTTGATTGGCTCGCCTGGTTTTGGTTTTGGATTTTTAAGAGTGATCTCGTTACCTTTAACTGCATCAATCTCAAACTCTTGCTCTTTACCTTTTTGATCTGGCATTGGTAAATTGTTTCCAGGTTTTAATACTTGTTGGGCCATTTTCCCAACTGCTTTGTTTTGTACCTTTTGCATGGCTTTATTGGCAACACCCTTGACAGCGCCTTTGGCAAGTTTACCTGCCCCTTTTGCAACTGCTTTGCCCATTTGTGCTCCAACTCTACCTGCGGCTTTGACTCCTGCTCCTACTGCCTTGGCTCCAAGTCTGGCGGCACCCATTCCTATTTTGCCTGCCACTGCTCCAAGTGCTGGTAAGATTTCGTCTAATTGGTCTTCAGTGAGATGCGGATATCGTTCTTTGAGTCTTGCTCTCATTTGATCTTCAGTAAGTTGAAACTCGTTGTATCTCATTATCTGCTTCTCTTTCTTTTTCTAATCTTAGGTCTAATGTTTCTAAGATTACGTCTACCTGATTTATTAATTTTAGTTAGACGTTTTGTAAAGCCTCCTGCTCTCTTTGTTCTTTGGGCGGAAATATTCATTGCCGACCCTCTCTTAGCCTTCGCCTTCTTTATGTTAATACTACTTTTAACTCTCTTAGGTTTGTTACAAGTAGCCGGCGATGCTACAATTCTGCCTTTACGTGAACCCGATGTACAACGATATTTACGTACAAGTCTATTACCACGTCTACCAACGATCTGTAATGCACCCTCAGTTATTACTTCGTCTAATCTCATCTTCCTGTCTTAATCCTTTTTCTTGTAGTACCTGCTTTATTAAGTTTCTGTACTCTAATACTTGCTGGATTGACTCTTTTAGTTCTTCTTGCCTTACGTGCCATTCTTGACCCAAGTCTGGCTCTTGTCTTCTTCATGCGTATCTTTGCTTTTACATTAGGAGCGGCAAAGCATTGGCCAATTCTTGACACAATACGTCCTTTGCGTTGCCCTGATGTACAACGATACTTTCTAACTACTTTTTTCCCACTTCTTGCCCAAATCTGTTTTTCGACGAGTGGTGCGATAATTTCATCAATTTGCATAACACTTGTATTTAGTGTTTAAATGCTTAATTGAAATTAATAAGGATTACAATTATAGTGGATAAGAGTCCAGCAACGATTGTGCCGGAAGCGCCGATAATTACTTTGATCATGGATTTATTGCCATGAGTAATATCATTATGGATATGCTCTACTTTTTCTTCAATTTTAGAAAGTCTACTTTCTAAAACGTTATATCTTTGAGCACATAAATCAACGTGTGCTTCTAAGTTTTCTTTTTCAAGTGCAGTGGCTTTTGCCATCTTGTTCTCTCCATTGCTTGATGCTTATGCATCGTTTATCGTGCAAGGGGCCTATTAATGTACCTGTATTGAGATGTAAAGTTGCCTATTATGTTTTGTTCTTATATAATGTATTTATTAGTATGCTACTCAGCATTATCTGGTAATATAAAAATTATATTACACTGTTCAGGATCTGTTGTCTTAAACACATTGTTATTTATCTTTATAGTTTCTGTCAAGTTACCAACCATAGGAATAAGATCTAAGTCCTCTATAATCATAGCCTTGTTAAACTCTGCTACTGCTGTTTCAATACTAAAATTAAATGTCCATACTTTTTGTTTGCCTTTGTAATCACTGCCAAAGCCTAAGTCAGTAACGTCCACTGTTTCAACAACAGGTCCTTCATCATAGTAAGGATTGAAACGCATACTCAAACAATTAAAGAAACTCATAAAGTTTGCTTGTTGTAACACCAACTGTTTTTCTGTGCAGTTGTGTTTATGCTTTTTGGTTTCTGTAATATCCAAAAGTGTTTTGACTGTAATGTTCATGTATATACTTATCGGTCATAAAAAAAGGGCCCAGCAAAAACTGAGCCCTTTTAAACTTCGTATTAGTTAAAAACTAATTACGCAGGGTTTTGATCAAAGTCTGCAACAATAGCCATTGTTACACCTGTTACACCACGGTAGTCTGAACCTGCTGTAAGTGCACCAGTACCTTGAACTGCTACGTGAGCAACGTTTGCTGATGTATGATCTACACCTGCGATTGTTACTGCATCATCAGTACCTGCTGTTCCACCTGCCGCTAATGCAGAAACTGCTGAGTTTAAGTCAGCGATTGCTGTAGTAGTGATTGCAGTTTTTGATAAAGAAAGGATTCTTGTTCTTGGACCTAATCCGTTTCCTTCTACGACGTTAATGCCGTTTACTTTTGTTATTCCAGCCATTTTATTTCTCCTATATTAAAATAGAGATTGTCTTCTCTCTTATGACCCATCTTCATTACTCTATGAAGTTGTTAATATTATTTAGTCTATTTTGGAATAATTACTGTTTATGCTGTTGTTTTGCACGTTTTTCGAGTGCTCTAAGCATAGAAATAAAGGCAGGACCGCCTTTTACAATATTATCTATAGTTTTAATTGCAGGCATATATGCACGTACCATTTGTGGAGGTACTGGCTTACCTGCCAATGCAAGATCAATAAATTTCTTTGCAAGTATTAAATTACCTGTGCCAACAAGGTATCTATATAACGCAAGGTCTCTACCTTGTGTGCTGATGTCTGGTGTAGATACTGTTGGTTCTGGATCAGTTACTCTTGCTGTTTCAAGATCTCTTACTGCGGCAAGTTCTTCTACATATGATATTAAATCACTTGAACGCATCTTTGCTCTATAAGCAAATAATAATCTTGTAACAACTTTCTTTTTATCTGCTGTTGCTAAACTATTAATGTTAAAGATTTTTCTACGAACATCTTTGTAATCAGTGTTTGCAATACGCAAAGCATTTTCAATACCAACAAATACCTGTTGGTCATTCATTGTTGAAGCACGACCTGAACCAAGTGCTATCAAGTATCTGTTCATACCCATTACCGGCAATGTAGTTCTTACTCTCATTGCCATAGCACTCTTAGGATCTTTAAGTTTTTCCATTGCACTTTCGTCTCCAACAACAAAATATGCAAGGTTATATAGATCAGTTGCATACATTCTAAAATGTTTGTAACTATCTCTGTCTGTAGTTTTTTTGGCGTAGCCATGAGCAACCGGAGCAAACTGTGGATACCTTCTTAGGAGTTCTAATCCTAATAAACTAAGGTATAGGCGCTCACAACAATCAGTGTAAGTTAATACCCTTTGATTGTTTGAATCGCGAGTCATTCTCGCTTCGTGTAACTCCGCCAAAAATTCCATTATGCGTAGGCGCTTCTCTCACGTCCCTTAGGAGAATACTTGTCCATAAACAAGTCTTTCATCTCTTGTGGGTTTTTACCTTTAAGCATCAATTCCATTGTGTCAGATGTTTGTAAGTCTTTTGTAAACTGACGTTTTGTATTGATGTCGTAGTTTGCAGTTAAAAACATTTTTAACACTTGTGCCTGTGTAGCATTAATTTTATGTTTCTTCCCGTCATCTGTTACTACCATTTCAATTGGGTTTGGATTGCCTCTTGAATCTAATACTTTTCCAAGTTGTACAATCATCGGTTGTTCTTTGAAGTCTGGGTCTAAGTCAGCATTGTCATCATCTGCTTTGTCTGGACCACCAAGACCTAAGTCTCTCATATCGTCATCGATTTCGTGCATTTTCACGTCATCTAACATTTCTTTAAGTTTCATAGTTTGCTCCTATCTCATTTGTGCTCTGTTAGCCGCACTAAATCCTCTACGGTTAACAAGTTTCATATCGCCCTTAGGATCAGATAGCACAAAACCTTCACCTCCGGGTTGTCCATTAATTGTTGCAACAACATCACTATCTTGTTGATCAAGTTGTGAAATGATATTGTCCTTAACTTTCATTATGCCATTTAGTACGTCCCATATAGCACTGAAAGTATTAATGTTTTCTTTTACATAAGCAGTAATCTTTTCTTGTTTATTTCTGCTTACCTTTGAAGTAGACAGCCACTTTAAAAAGTCTCTGCCTAAATTATCTAATCCTGTATCTACTTTACTATTTACGTATGTGTAAAGGATGTTGGGAAAGTCAGACACTTGCATAGATTTAAGTTTTTCTTGATTAAGGAAACTGTCAATTGAACTTGCGTTTTTGCTTATTAATGCATCTAACTTCCCAACATTTGATTCATCGACCTTAGGGGTCTCTGAAATTGTTACAGGTGGAATAACAAATAATTCATTACCAACAAACATATCATATTGTTTTAATGGTCCTTCATTACCTTCTTCGTCAACCACCTTGTGTATTACTACACCCACTGAACTCTTGCCTATCTTTTCACCAATCTTACTGTCAGCCTTTACCATGTACTGTACGATTTGCGGTTTAAACATAAACATATCTTGTTCTCTATTTGGTGTATTAAAATAGAGCATATCTCCTTTGAAATATCCTCTAAAATTTTCTGGTGTTGCTTTCTCCATTACAGTGAAAGCCTTTTTCATATTAGCCGCCAGTGCTTCAAATCCTGCTTTCTTTTCAGGAACCTTTGCACCTGGACGATTTAAAAACATTTTTTCTACGTCTTCAGGACTTTTGTTTTTTCCATCATATCCTTTTGCAACAAATCCTCCTTTGTCGGTAAGCATAAACTTTCCATCTTCATCGCGTCCAAAAATGACTGCGGGAGATCCGTCCCATTTAATAGTAACCTTTTCTTTTCCGCCACTTGCTAACTCCTTCAGTTGGGCCAGGGCACGTTTTGCTCCTGCACTTCCTTGGAATATTACTAAATCTTCTGCGTGTTGAATTCTTGCATCCATACCTTCGCTAATTTTGTATTGTAGACTATCGTCTATTCTGCTTCTACCATCTGACTTGTTAAACATATCAATACCAACTTGCATCTTAAGAGGTCTAACTGATCTATCATTTGTAGCAGGTACCCACATTTTGCCATTCCATTGATACTGTATGCCAATGTGTTGTCCACTGTTAGAAGTAAAACTTGCTCCAGGTCTTAACTGGTTAGGTCTTTGAATAGGATCATTAGTTAACTTGGGTGGAGCATCTTGCTTAGGTTTGCTTACTGGTGCTGGATCTTTTTTTTGAAACTTGGTTCCTGACTTAGGCACTGCTTTAGCACCATCAACTGCTTTACCAACTGCGTCCTTTGCCGCACCAGCAGTATCGCCTACACTTCTTACAAGGTCAGTAAGTCCACCTGTTGCTTTTTTACCACCTGTACCTAACTTGCCAATCTCTCTACCTTTCTTGAAAGCCGCTTTGGCTTTAGAAAGTAAACCAGGCTCTTTCTCTCCAGGATTAGTAATCTGTTGAGTAGTAGTCTGATCCTTATACTTTACTGGAGCAGGTTGCTTAGGTGCTTCTACTTTAAAATCTCTAAACTTCATTTAACTTATCCATTGTTGTCCTAAACCATTCACGTTCTGTTTGTGTTGACTCAGGTAGTTTTAATCCATCTTTCTCAAAGTATTTCATTGCGTCATCGACCATTGCTTTGTAATTAGGATCGCTTTTAATTTTTGCAACGATAGTTTCTACACTATCAAGATCATCTGCTTTAGCATTATCACCTAACAGATACTGTGCTATTTCTGTAGGATCTTTTGAAACTGTTTTGTTTGTAATTCTATCTACAAGTCCTGTTTGACTGTTAAACTTGTAACCATGAAACTTTGCAATGCTTGATATAAGAACTGCTCTGTGCATTCCTTTGTAAGGAGTATCATCTCCTGAGCCTTTCATTGCAAACTTCATAAACTCTGGCTCACCAAACATTAAATCTAATTGAACAAAGCCATTCTTAACATCTCCTTTTATAGGAGCCTTGAAATGTACATTAATACCAGACTTTGCAATCCAGGCTCTGTCATCATCGTCTGGTGCGTTCTTGTCTTTCCATGCTTTTAATTTTGCTACAAGTTGATCCTTTGAAACTTCATCTTTGTTAACTGCAATATCCATATCTCCACTTGTACTTCTAATACCTGTTGATCCTAATTTATGATTAACAAGATCTATTCCAACAATTTTTTCTGCCCATTGTAAAGTAGGATCTACATCTGCTTGGTTGATACGTTGAGTGACAAGTGTACCGTCATCATTCTTAAAAACATTTCCGCCTTCTTTAAGAATCATTGCGTTTACTCTCTTGAACTTTTTGTACGCCACGTCTAAACTTCTTGGCGTCACCAGTTCTGATGCTGTTTATGAATCTTCTTTCAAGATCCAATGCTTCTTCACCTGGGTATGTTTCGTTTATACGAGCAAGTAAATTTACAGCACTTTCTATAATATTAGCGCCTGTAGTAGCAATAAAAGAATCAGTATCTCTATTCCTATGTAAATTATTCAACTCTTCGAGTATTGATCTGGTACGTTTTTTCATATTACAGTTTCCTTACTACTATTTATGGCTTTTGAACAATAAATACTATCGTAATGACAAGGGAGTATTAACATGGGACAGTATAACGCTAAAATCATGGCAGAATTTAATCCTCCACGCAAATGGGTTTTGGGTAGAGATTTGTCATACACAACAAAAGATCTTACAGTAGAAGAAATCAAAGCATTAAAAGGTGTGGGTGTCAAAGTTAAAAGAGAAACTAACAAGACAGAAACTATTACAGTGCCAACAGGATTTGTTACAGATTTAGCATCTGTTCCAAGAGCAATGTGGTGGGCAATAGCACCATTTGATGTAGCAAGAGCGGCAATCATACACGATTTATTATATAAAAGTATAAGACAATATCGTTGGAAGATGAAAGATAAGGAAGACAAAGACCTTATCAAAGCGGCAAAGATTGCTTCCGACAAGGTATTTTTGTTGGGTATGCGAGATGCAGATCCAAAGATTGCTGGTTGGAAAATCTATGCTTCATGGAAAGCAGTAGACTTGTTTGGTAACGGTTCAATCGTACCTAACAAAAATAATATCTAAGTGTGTGCGGGAAGTTTACCCGCATACATTACCATTGTAAAATAAACCATTTATTCTTTTCCCAATGTTCTTTTGAGAAACAAGCAAATGCTTTGTTATCAGGATACCACTGTTCTGCAATAACTCTGCCTTGATCACAGTTGTCAACTTGTCCTATAAGAACAGGTTGTTCGTAGTTATATCCTAACCATACAATAATCATAAATTTACTTAACATTTGGTACCTCACCTTTCTTTATAGGTTCTGGAGCAACTATTGTTTGCTCATCTTCAATTGACTCTGTTACCCAATCATGTATTTCTACAAATATATTATAGGCAAGCCAGCCAAACAATATTATTTCAAAACCATATGTTCTCATAGTAAACTCCCAGGTAGAGGTTCCTTCCATGTTCCGTGCTTATCATATTGCTTTTTGATGTTTCTCATGTTTGCTCCATGATGATTTTGCATTTCAAAAAACTTTTTGAGCATTTTATTATTAGGATCTAACCTTAGAACTTCACAGGTTAGAACTTCTTGAATATGCCAGTCCATTGCTTGTTTTGTACTTTGCATACCAACTCCTTTCAAAAAAAATGGAGCCTTCCCTAAGGTT